TCATCTTCTCCTTTCTCTTTTTCCCTCTAAATACATTTTAATTAATCTTTCGGCTTCTTTTTTACTATACTGTTTTCCTTCTTTTAACACTGCTTGTACAACATCTTTATTCCATTTTTTATTTTTACTTTTCAGAAACTGCTCTTTTTCATACACATCTTTTTCCTCTTGCACTCCTTTTCCTCCTTACTTTTAATATCCTACTACTTTACTTCCATTATGTTCCAATCTTTCCATTTTTCTTTCTGTTACAACAGGTATAATTTGCACATAATAAACTACTTCAAACTGAAATCCTTTCTCTGTCATTTTATGCTGCATTTTTACTGCAAAAAATTTATCTTTCCCTTCTCCTATCAACGACAGCACATCATACAATATTTCTGCTTTTTTTGTACTTTCTGTTTTTGCTCTTTTTTCTTCATCATTTCTATATTCTACATTTATTGTTATCCATTGTTCTCGTCTGCCCTTTAAAAGAGGTTTTTGTTCTACACTTTTTACAGTTACTCCAAAACAATTTTTATTTCCTTTTTGTGGTACTTCTTCTCCATACACTTCACTTTGCTCAAACTGTTCTGTTATTGTTTTTATTACCATTTCTTTTATGATTTGCAATACCCCTTTTTCCACTTATTTCCCCCCTTTTTATATTACATCTTCTCTTTTTAATGCAATTTCATTATGTGTACTATAACTTACCATTTCTCCTACACTTCTAAATACTTCCCCTCCCTCCTTTTTCATTTCAATTTTACTTCCTGCTAATATCACATCTTCTTTACAAAACAGCAACACTGCATCGTATATTATTTCCGCAGGTAATACGCCATTTTTTACTGCTATTTTAGGACTTCTACACAATCTACATTTTATTTGCTTTTTTTGTTCTTTTTCCGAAAATAATATTTCTCCCCAATTTTGCTTTTCTTTCTCCCATTCTGTTACAACACAGTTTTCATTAAAAAATTTTTCTATCTCTTTTTTTGCCCTTTTTATAATATTTCACCTCTTTTCTTTACTTCACTTTATTACCATTTCATTTTTCGAAATTTATCTAATTCTTCTGAAAATGTTTTCATTAAAATATTCTTTTGTTCTCTCCAACTACTTGCTTCATTTTGATAGCTTACTGAAACATTTCCTTCCGTGATGCTTTTTAAGCGAGCGCTTTTTTGTTCTTCTCCATAATTTTCATTATCATAAAGCAGCATCGCTATTTCTACACAAACATTTTTTAATTCCTTTGGTAATTGTTCTATATTACAATACCCCTTTACCATTTCAATGCTTCTTTCACTTACAAAAAGCAATATCTCATCTGTTTGTTCTTTTTCTTCTTCTATTTCGTACACCACTTCTTGCTTTGTTCCATATTCTTTTATTTCTTCTTTCTTTTGTCGAAGTTGTTTTATTTTTTGATATACTTCCTCTACTGTCACAAAATATTCTTCTTTGTTACTATTTTGTTCCATCTCTTTTATCACCCTTATGCCTGTCCATCTATATTTACCCATATTCCTTCCATTGCATTATCTGGTATCCATAAATCGTGATATTTTCTATAGTCGATTTTCCAAGCATTTGCCTTTTGATTTGTTAATGGGTCAAATATTCTTGTGACATCTGTTTTAGATACTCCTATCAATGCATGGCGTACTGCTATAATCCAATTAATATTTTTTGCATCTGCTTTCGCTTCAAATCCGCCTTCTTTTTCTCCTTCTGTTACTCCATCAAAAAACTGATACCCTGTTTTTAATCTTGCAGAAGGCACTCTTATAATAGGACTTCCATCAATATTTTTTACTTTTAATTCCACATTTCCTTGTTGAAAGGTGCCACTCTCCAGCATATGATTACTTGCTATATCCAATAAATTCGCTACTTTTGTTGACATTGTTACAATTACTTCATTCTCATCTCCCACAATATCTTTTATAATTGTAATTTCTTCCAGAAGTTTTTGCACAATACTATCTTTTTCTGCGTGGTAATTAGACACTTTTTTATTTTGTGTTGCCAATTCTGCTATTTTACTATAGCGATATGCGTCAATTTCTGGTATTACTTTTGTTCTCTGAAATTCTCCCATTACATTTCCTGCTACCAATGCGAAATTTGTTTCATCTACATCTATCGCATCAAGCTGAAATGTTCTTCCTCTATCTTGTGTCATTTGTTTTGTTTCATATGTTAATGTAACTGCACCTTGCACAAATCCATTATCTCTATCATATGTACCCAGACCATTTAATTCTATTTTTGGTATTTTTACCTCATTTCCTCCTGTATACTGCACTTGTCCGCTGTTTTCTTCCATCCAACCGCTTGTTGCATCTGCTACCAGTTGCTTATCTAACGCTTCCATAAATATTTTTGCATATTCTATTGTATTAATACTCATACTATTTTTCCTCCTTTTATCTTCTCATCAATGCTGCCTGAAATTGTTTTGCTGCTTCACTTTTTTTATCTGTTTTTTTGTTTGTACTATAATATCCTGTTCCCTCTATTTTTTTGTTTTCTTCTTCAAATAAATAAGGGACTTCTCTTTTTAATTTTTTTATATCCAATCCTTCTATTGTTCCATCTTCATTTAAAACAATTTCGTCCAATTCTACCAACGCAAGCAATGCTTTTGTATTTCTTCCGCCTGCTTCTTTTAATGCAGATTGCACTACATACTGTTTCAGTTTTTCATTGTAATTCTTTTTCAATTCTTCTTTTTCCTTTTTTAACTGTGCTATTTTCTGCTGATACTCTTGTTCTTTTGTTTTGTACTGTTCCTGCTTGTCCATTTTCTCCATCTGCATCATACTTTTCATTCCTTTCTTTTTCTTGCTTTATGGCTTCCATTTCACTATTAACATCTTGTACAAATGGGTGCTGTGCTAAAAGTGTTTTTTCGCTCACAATTCCCTTTGATGCTGTTATCATATTTACTGTTTCCATATCATCTGTTATGCTGTTTAAATTTAATTTGAAATCTAATTTATTTACATCATATTCTGTACCATTTTTTCTGTTATTATCTTCTATCAAAAACCAAAAAAAGTCTTTTAATGCCTTTTTAATTTCTGGTATTATGCCATTGATTTTTAAATTAAACATTGCATACTGAAATTTCAATGATACTCCGCTTGGTGCATTTCCTAGTCTTTCACTATCTGTGTCTACTCCCATACCAAAATGAAATATGTCTTTTCTCAGCAATTTCAGCCACTCTATTCTCCCCTCTATAGGCAACTGAACTTGTTTTGTTTCTACTTTTCCAGAAGCATCTGAAATCTGCACCGCCCTATTAACTTGCAATTTTTTTGTTATGGCATTTGCTGTTTCTCCTCCATATCCTGCTATTACCCAATACAATTCAACCAAGTCCAGCAAGCTATTTGTTCCTTCACTACAAATCAAATCATAAGCGTCCACCAATCCTTTTATCATTTTTAAATCAGACATTTCTTTACTATTATTTCTCAGTGCTATAAATGGCACTCTTCCCCAGCCATGTTCTTCTCTCTCTGTTTCTTCTTGTTTTCCCTTCACTACTGTCCAATGTCCTATTTTTTGTTGTTCTTCTTTTTCATAGCTTCCATCTCCTTTTTCTATATAATATGTGACATCTTGTTTTGTCCACCACTCTACTTTTTTTACTGCTTTTTCTTTGCCATTTTCCACTATTACAAATTGATAATATCGTATTACCTGTTCTATCTCTTTTTTATTTACAGAATTATAAAATACAATCAATTCTTCTGCTGGTACAACACAATACTGCAATATTCCCTCTTTATCATAGTAAATATGAACATATTCTATTCCTTTATTTGATGCTCCAACTAACCATTCATACAACATTCCATTAAATATTTCATTTGTTACTGTTGTCATATATCTTTCATATTCTGTTATTTCTTTCCCTTTTTCTTCTCTTACCAATATACTTGGTTCTTTTGCTACCAAATAAGAAACTTTTTGTTCTACCAAAATATGATGAAATGGACATACTATATGATGATTACTTCTATTTGGATTAGAAAGTAATTTTATTCTTTCTTGTTCTTCCCCTTCTGCATTTCTATATGTTTCTGAAAAATGCCTTACTGAAAAATTCTTTTGCAACACATTATGCTCACAGCAATAATATTTTTCTCCTTCTATCATTTCTTTTTTTCTTTTACTATTTTCATCCTCTGCTATGAGCATTTTCAACAATTCACTTTCATTCCATTTCCTTTCTAATTGCAATTTTGCTTTCATCAATTCTAATTCTGTGATATACATTTTTTCCCTCCTTCCTTATATTACTGTTACATTTTTCATATCATATTCCCTTGCATATCGAACCGCATCTATTGAATGGTTATTTTTATCTGGAAATCTTGACAGCCAATCAAAATTGACATCTCTTTCCAATTCATACTCCAAAAACTCCCTCGCTGTATTAGGACATCTTATTTCATCTATTACTATCTCCTCCAGACTTTGCAGCCATTTTATACCATAATTTACACTATCAGGCCCTTTTTTTGCTCCTATCATTCTCAACCCATATGACTGCATTTCTGCAATAGATTTTGGTTCTGCACTATCTGCCACAATTACCCCATTTTGCTTATTCTCTTGTTTTATCATTTCATATGCTTTTCTATTACTTAATCCTCTTTTTTGTATCTCAAAATATATATAGAGTTTTCTCCTTGTTTTATCATAGTGATTTACCGTATAGTGCAGCGGGTCTATTGCATATCCCCAATCCAATCCTCTCGCTACATTATCAAATGTGGCTATCTCCTCTTGTGTAATTTCCCTCAATACTATATTTTGAAATACTGTCCCTTCTGTATCGACTACTTCTCCCAAATATTCATGTCGATATATTTCGGGTTGCACTTGTTTTATATGTCTCGCTTCTATAAAAAATTGCTCTCCCAGCCACTGTTGGGGCACTTCTTCATAAGTGCTATGATGTATGTATTTATCTTCTCTTTTTCTTTCTACTTCTTTATTTACCCAATTCATTTTACTTTTAGGGGGGTTATAGGTATAAAATACTACAAATTTTTTTCCACCTCTCATCAACGACTGATTTATATTTCTTATCTCTGCCATTCCTGAAAATTCATCTGTTTCCTCATACCATATATATTTTACATATCCCTTTCGACATTTTATGGATTTTATTTTTCTTGGATTATCTGCCCCTCTAAACAATATTTTTTGTCCCGTTTTTTTATATGTTATTTCCAACGGTGACGACAATTTTCCTTCCCACTGTTGTTCTACTCCCAAAACAGATATTGCCCACCATATTTGCTCAAACACACTATCTTTTATATGCACTCCTATTTTCCTAAGCACCACTCCATTCGCTTCATTATCTTTCATTATCCCCAGCACAATTTCTAATGAAACAAATGATGATTTTGTACTTCCTCTTCCTCCCTTTAACCAATAATGTGTACTTTTTTCATTCCAAATATCTTTATGCACTTCATAAAACGATTTCGCAATTAATCTTGAAAGCTGAATTTTATTTTCTTCCATTTTTTTCAGCACTTCCCTTTATTTACTATATCATCTACTATAATTACTACATCATTTTTACTATCTGTTTGTTCGAACACATTTTGTCTTTTCCCCAGCAACTCTGCTGCCCTCATTCTATCTTTCATAACACCATCATTTTTTTCTTTATAAGCATCTCCCTTCATTACACTTGTTAAAAACTGCAATATATCTGTATCATTTGCTATTTCTTCTTTTTTCTTTTCTTCTTGCAATCTTTTTATTTCATTTTGTATATATTCCTTTTTTAACAAGTTTTTTCCATATTCTTCTACATAGCCTGCTTCCTTTGCTGCCTGCAAATCTGTTTTTCCTTCTACTTTCAGACGGCAAAATACAATTTCATTTTTACTCAAGCTTTTTTTCATTTCTTTCCCCCTTTCCTGTACAGAATATATTTTTCAAAATCTCAAAAAGTCTCATCTTTTTTTTATTACAATTTTTTTCATATTTTTAGCAGTATTTTCTTCTACTTATGCTGCTAATTTTTGCTCTTTACATATCAAAATTAATTTATCTAATATCACATCGTGGTCTCTAAAACATTTTGCTCTACTTTTATGAAGTTGTAATGATATATAGTCATACTGATATTCTTTTTCATATCTCAGTTTTAAAAATATTTGTTCCTCATATTCTAATTGTTCTACATATCTCTCCATTTTGGAATATTCTTCCATCTCTTTTTTAATGTATTCTACAATTTTTGTTATCTCTTTCTCATAAAGTTGTTTTGCTTCTTCTAAAGTAACGTCTTCTTCTCCTAAAAATGGTGCGTTTTTCCCCAATATAAAAAACTGTTTTACCATTTTTTGAAGTTTATCAATTTCTCTTTGCTTTCTTTGACAAAAATCAAGCGTCCTTCCCCATCTGAACAGCTTTTTTTTCATCTGAAGTCTTTCTTTTTTTACTATTTTTTGAAATTCCTTCTCTTTCAT